CCATATCAACAGGTGCAGGTGCTTCGACTTTTTCGACTTCTTCGACTTTTTCGACTTCTTCAGATTCTGTTTCCAACTCTGGAGCTTTCAGCGTAGGCTCTTCCGCAACTTCCTCGGTAGTAGTTGCAAGTGCCGCGGCTCTGGCCTCGTCCTGTTCGAGATTCAATTCAGTCACGCGCTTCAAGGCCGCCTCGATAACTGTCTTACGCGACTTTCCTTTCTCTTCGGCCTCGGCCAAGGCATAGATTTCATCCCTGTCCTCGGACGCTCTGATGTATGCGATGGCCTCATCAGCCGTTGCCTTGAAGATTAGGAATCCCTTCTCTTCCTCTGGCACAACTTCAGCTTCAATTGCCACACTTCCTACAGTTTCTTCTTCCTCCGTTGGGGGTGCGTTCGCGTCGGCTTCAGCGACGGACTCTTCTATCGCCGCCTGAAACTCAGCGTCCGCTTCTTTCGTGGACTTCGTAACCATCGGTATTACCTCCCGTATGCGATTGCCGTCCCCGCAACGCTACTGGCCAAGATATGGTGTGTACTCCCCTTCTTTGACCAGAGTGACCAGTTCCTCCTCGTCAAAGAAGATTGTGCAGTGGCATACGTTAGGATGACCGGGAGGCGTATATTCGCCGCCCTTTCCATCCACGCCACCTGTTTTGAAAACCGTTTTGTAAATGTAGTCATTGGCAACCCAATTTAGCTTTTCATTCCCAAGACAAATTGGGCACGGGTGCTCGTTGCCTGCCGGGGTTTCATCGCGGTCGCCCAAGTGCACCCATCGCTTGTGCTTCAATCCACTCCGCTGGATTTGAGCAAGTTTGCCTTGGTTTTCCGCCCGGTTGATTTCCGTGTTGACGATTGACTCACTGCGCGCCCTCGTCATTTCGATGAGGCCATCCCTAATCAACTGCATGGTATTGCCCATGAAGTCGTCTTGGCCCAAAACCCATTCTGCCGACTGTCCCTCACGCAAGCCCTGTGCAATTTTCGGACTCGCCATGCCCTGCCGGACACCGCTGGTGATTACTCTCTTGATGAAGAATTTTGTATTTTGATTCGTCCATGCCACGAGGTCGGCGGCCCGCGCTTCAAGCTGGACAATCGTCTCCGTGTTCACTAGGTCGAATCGAATACCGAACGGCAAGAGCGGACTGTCGATAAGGGCCTCTTCGTACAAGCTCCGCACTATCTGGAGTGCCATGTCCTCAAGCCCCACCTGAAAAGCCTCAACATAGATGCGCAGGATTTGGGTTTTTTCGCTGGCCGTCGCCGTTTGCCACCAATCGTCCTTGTTCAAGTGGCTCTCAAGCTCATTATGGATGTCATCGATTCCCTGCCGGAATATAAGGCTGTCCAACTCTGATGGCTCACCCCAATCCATGGCCGTCATCTCTTCCAGCCAGTAGTCCTCAACCTGTTCGTCGGTCAGGACATTGAACGTTCGCGCCACCTGCGGGACCATGGTGCGTACAGTCGCCTTGATGAGCCGCCTGATACGCGGGGCGGTCGCATTACGCGGGACCGCCAGCAAATGCGGCTCGATGATTTGTTCCATCATGGCCAGCAAATCAGTTTTGGTCCACTGTCCGCCCGGAGGCAAATCTTCTGCAACGTCATCCTTCCTGAATAGGGACCGCAGGCTGAAGCCTCGACCGCCCTGCGATGCTGGCACTTTGTCATCATCGGTCTTTCTACTGAATGGAGGTTCTGGCTTGTTCTGGCCAGCTTGGAATTTTTCAGTGCCTTTGCGCTCGCTCCGGGAGAACCTGTTGCCCTCCCGCTGTTGCGCCATTCCAAACTCTTGCTGGCGTGCGACGGCTTCTTCTGCCGGGTCCTCGGGTAATTCATCGGGGTCGATATCCGTGGCAAGTAGGCCGCGGTTTACAATTTCCTGTCTCGCTTCCAGTTGCGATATCAAGCCCGACTGTTTCAATGCCCCCAAGCCCTGCCCGAATGCCACCAAATTCTTGGCCTCGCCTGCTTTCGTCTCTTCATCGTCGTCAATCCAGATGAATTTTATTTCCTTGGGGAGCACACTGTTGAAATGATTTTCAAACTTGGTGCGCAGGGTCGCAAAGCCAGAGCGGCGCGTTTGTCGCTCGCCCCTGATAACACCTGCCAGAGTTTTCTCGCCAGCCAATTCGCTCATGCCGATATCACTCAGGCGCATCCCGTAGGCCGCGCACAAAATCTGCGCATACTTGAGAGTCACTTCGTTGTACATCATGTCAAGTGGCGGCCTGTTGAGGGGAATCCACTGCGCGGCCAACTTGTGGCTGTGAAGCACTGGAACCTTAAAGCCATCGATACCTGAGAACATTTCCCGGAAGCCTTCCAGCCATTCATCGGCGTCCTCACTACTCATGTCCATCAGGTCAAGGATGCCTGCCTCGGGAGTATCGAGCAAAAGATTCGCATAATACTTGTCCCCCCGGTAAAGCATCTCAATTGAGAGATATCCTTTTTCTGGCGGGGCCATGCCCCAACCCTTGCGGCGAATTTCTGGCCGGGGTGTACTGATGATTCTGGCCACTGAATAGTGTGGGAAGTTGATAACAGAGCCGGGTAGCTCGGGGACCCGCTGTTGTACAGGAAATTCCACTACTTGAGTTGGGAAAAGTGTGGCCGCATCGACATGAAACATCCCGAGTACCACACCGTCAGGCTCATCGCCTTCGCGCACAACTTCGGCCATTGCTCCAAACGGCAGGTCAAGAAAATCCTGTGCCATTAACGAACAGTAGTCATCGAAGTCTCCCTCCAAATGCTTGAAGAGGTCGATGTAGTATTCGATATTTCGCTTTACTTTGGGGCTGTCCGCCTCATCAGCGTCATCCGGGATGACATCCCATTCCATGTTTAGCATATTCGATATGAGGGTGTCGCGACAGATGACGGCGATGGATTGATTGCGTACAAAGTTGCGCCAGCGAGTGGCAGTCAGCCATCCGGGGTGTCCCCAATACGGAATCCACCGCTGAAGGTACGAAGAGAGATTGATAGACCTCTTCGGTTTAGTCTCCGGTGCTTCCTCGGGTACTTGTGCAAGCTCTGTGTGTTTTACCATCATTATCTCCGTCTACGCGGTGAAAAACGGGGGTATCCCTCACTTCAGGATACTTGACTGCAAGCCGTTCGTCCACTGCATATGCACCATCCTAAACCTTCTTGAAACCCATGCGTGTCCAGCCCGCTTCGGTCGCTTGGTCATTAAAAGCGTATGCCGCGGCGTCTACAATGTCATCGTGAGCGGCGTTTGGAAAGCCCGCCAATTCGTTGAGAGCAAACTTATTCCAGACCGCCCGGAGCATGAATACATTCCCGGCGTTTATCTGCGAAGCGAGCGGACTTGCCCTCACCATCTTGTCACCGCTGGTGGGCATACCCTCGACGTTCCAGCCCATCAGCATTTTGATGTAGTTGTTTATCTGGTAGAGGCCGGATTGTCCCGGCTCTTTTTCAATGCGTACCCGAACCTTCTTCCCATCGGTCGCCGCTGTGATTTTCACCATGTCCTCGGCTTGGTCCGGTGACATCTGTTCGCGCACCATGTCCAGAAGGTAAACCGACCCTTTATGGATGGCCACCAAAAAGCCTACGGTGAAATCCGGGTCCTGCTTCTGAGTCTTTTTTGTACTGCCCGCCAAATCCCAAGCTCGTGTACCCATATGGACTTCGGTTAAGACAGGGAACGGCTCGGGGCGCAAAAGTGTCGGGAGCGGCAGTGTAATGCTGGCCACTTCTGAAGGCACGGCATCCACTAGCTGAATGCGCCCAATCTTGAACAAATCGCCTTCGGGTTTGGTCGGCTTTTGCTGGTACTCTGCGCTCCAGACATGGGGACCAAGGTCGTCCGCTAGGTCATGAAGAAATTCTTTGGAGTAGCGACTCGGGGCCAGTGCCTCGCCAACTTCGCGCCCAAGGCTGTCCAGACCCTCAGCGTGGTCTGCGATTGCCGGGTAGGTGATGACTGTCCACTTGCCGCCCTCTTCAACGCGGCCTTCCTGTCGGAGAATCCTGCCAGCAAGGTCATCGTCATGCCAGCGGGTCATCATGAAAACAATGCGCCCGCCCTCCCACATTCTGGTTTTGAAAGTGCCTAGCCACCATTGCCACACGCGTTCCCTGAGTGCTTCCGATTGTGCCGCCGCCCAATTCTCAATCGGGTCATCGATAATGCCCAAGCCAAATCCGTGGCCAGTGATGGGTCCGCCCACGCCGACTGCAAGGCAATAACCCTTGCTGTCTCGCAAATGCCAGTCGGACATTCTCCAGTTTTGAGTGTCCTTCGCCAACTCTGGCCAGATGTCCCGATACTGGTATTGCTCAAAGACGGTACGCGCCGCCCGACTATTTCTGAACGCGAGCGATGCGCCGTAGGAAATGAGGGCCACGGGTAACGCAGGATGATGGGCCAGCCAATAGGATGGAAAGCGCGTGGACACAAGCTCTGACTTCCCATGCTGAGGCGGAGCGAAGAGCATGAGATTGTCAATCTCGCCCGTCACTACCTCATCAAGATGCTTGGCTACATCGATATGAAATTTATCTGCTTTGTACTGTGGAAAAGTGTGTTGCGTGAAGGCGAGCAGGTCATTCTCCGCCTTCTGTACCAGTCTTGCCTCATCTTCACCGAGTCCTTCCCGCTCGTAGCTATCGACTATTACATCCCCGATGCCTTCTATAACGAAGTGTGGTTGCTGAGAGGGAAAGTCGTAGCCTTCTTTAGCTGGAGCTTCGAGTAGGGTTTCGGTCATTTCTTGGCGTCGTCCATGCGCGGGAGC